ATCGCCTCGAACACCTAGTTGGTTTACACCACGAACTCTTACATCATATATACCATCTTGGAGTGCAAGTATCTCAAAGTTGCTTAGGCTATTACCTACAGTGATATAGTCACTATCAGTCGTCTTCTTGTATTCAGACTCAAAGGCTCTAAAGTAAGGATCACTTGTTGTGAGGTTTACAGTTATCACGCCAAAGACTTGTTCGTTTACTTCCCTCAATTCTTGAGTAGTAGCGAACCCTACAGGTGGTACGTAAGTAGGGTCTGGTAGTTCTGTGTTGTCACTTTCATAGACCGCACCATCAGACACCTCATCAAACACGGAAGAGCTAATCTCTTTTAGGGTCATGTCTATTTGTAAATCGTACTCACCGACAAGACCAAAGTTCCACGACTCTACCTCAAACTCTTTATTAGTCCAACCAAATCTAGTATTAGTGAAGCGTATTATATCTCCAACTTGTACTTGCAAAGCTCTTAAACCAAAAGAGGCTTGTACTGTAACCTGCTGTCTATTACGTTCTAGCATAATGCGAGCAATACGTCTCGCTTCTGTTGTGTTGTCAGTGAAAGGCAGTTGCAGGTCTACAACACTCTCTTGCCCCCCATCTACCTCTAAGAAGTCATTGTAAGTCGAAGACCCTAGTATAGGGACTTGAGGGAAGTCTGAGACTTGATAGTCGCTCTCTGGACCTCTGAACGAACCTTTAACGACATTAAAGTTATCTCGACGTGAGTGTCTAGTAGAAACACTAATATCTGACCGGAGATCATCCTCAGTGAGGTCCAACACAGGACTTGTATAGTAAGCAGGTTTCATTCTCCACTTACCTTGTGCATACCACAACATACCACCCATAGAAGATAGCAAGTTATTTATATTATCGTATGGGGTACTTGCGGTTGTGAAGGCCCCATTAGTAGAAAACCTAGTGCCACCCGATAGCGTAGGGTAGTTGAGGTGGTCACACACATTGGCAGCAGTGCTTACAATAGTGTCATCAATATTATCAATGTCTTCACTTAAGCCATAGTTGTAAATAGTAGTATCGCTGTTCCCCTTACCAGAGGTTAGGTAATCCCTTAAACACAAGGCAGTGTTATCAGACCAAGCCGTTGATCCTGACCTTGGGTCATAGACTTTCTTACCCTTAATAACAGCAGTTATTTCAGGGATGCCGTCAACATAAGCATCAGCGTCATACTCCATTACCACATACAAATATGCCGTAGCGACCAACTTACAGCTAGAGTCCCACTTAATAGGGAAAGGGACATTACCAACATCTGAAGAACTGACCGCAGATTGGTTAGGTGCGCCAGTCTTCTTTACAACATAAGCCTTTCCATTAAACCTAGAGGGTCCAGTGACTAAATTACTACCGTTTATAGTTATAGGCTCATCGTTAAAATAGATCGTCTCGAAGTCTTCTATCTCATGTCCAGCAAAAGCTATAACCCTATGTAGGTACTGGTTAGTGCCGTTTGGCAAACCATCAAAGACAACACCACCTGCAATCCTCGTCTTACCGTATATGATCTGGTGAGGTAACTGAGAACCCCTCTGAGTAACTAGATACCCTTGATTGCTACCCTCTAACTCAGATTTTGGTGCTAATGCTTCATTTAAAGAATATGTTCCGAGACTAAGTAAATAAGCCTTACCAGCAGCCTTCCCCGCAGCTACAACATTACCCCCCGTAACAAGATAGGTAACGCCGAAAGTAACTGCTGCGGTAATAGCAGCTCCAATATTAGCATCCTTGTCTAAAAGGTCAATATCAATACCAGTTGCTTTAGATAACCATGACATTAGTTAAGCCCCCTAAGTATCTGCACTTCTGCCCCAAGGCAATTTCTGGTCTTGTAAGTCATTAACGAAATCAAACCCTTTGTCGGAGGAGGCCCCTGAGATATTCCTTGACCTTTGGTATGCGGAAGTAAACCTAGCTGTTCTAGCCCTCTCTAGGTCAATTAACTTATTCTCAGCAGTGACTTGTATTGTACCTGTGGAAGATGACTCATTTATACTCATCTGATCCATGTACCCAGAGAACATCTCAAATAAGTCAATAACTGCATCACTACTATCGAGCATACCAAAGTATATTCTACAGGTTCTGCCTTGGTAGGGTGTGGTCAGAGCTAAAGCTAATACTGCTGAGGGTATTCCTGTTATAGTTATACTAGCGCCTTTAGCGGCGGTCTCTGACGTTTCCTCTACTGATGATATAGCTATAAGATCACCAGCACCTGTCCAAACTTTAGAGTCGTAGCTTAATTCACCTAGACCTGTCCATAACCTTAGTGGGTCATTATCAAAGTTCAACTCTACAGCGAAAAAGGGACGAACTACTTCATCATCTAAAGTGTTTATAATCGAAGATGGTATAGTTCTTGACATTAAGTTAAAGCCTCCACTGCCTCAAAGTTTATCCCATAGAAACTAGCATTATCTATAGACCAAGAGGTGATATTGTTTGCTAACCTGAATAAGCCTTTAGGGTTAGTATAAATAACTGTAGCTGAACTATAGTCTGCCCTCAACTTGGGCCATATCTCTAAGTTACCATCGCCACTTTGATCCACTAACACTGTATGCAACTTGGATGTAGAACCCGAACCTAGTTGAATGTAATCACCAGCAAGTAGACTACCTGTCATAGTTATGGCTACTGTGTCGTCGCCCTCAGAGCCTGTCAGGGTGGGTGTGCCACTAACTGTGCCTCTAGGTTCAGCGTAATCAGGATCACCTAGTAAGAAAGTCCCTACAGGCCCCTTAAGAGCCATCAGCATAGCCTTCCACTCAGCCGCTAAATCCTTACGTACCGAGGGAATACTAACTGATGCAGACCACACTTGACCTTGGTGGGCTATAACTTGCTGTTTGTAAGTAAAAGGTGATTGAGTAATAGCAGCAGCATTAGCAGCCCTAATATCTATACTTGCAATGCCAATAGTTGTAGGTTGACTTAGTGGGTATGTTATAGCCATTATCCAAACGCCGCCTTCATTTTACCGCCTCTTCGACGGGAGTCCATAATACTAGATTCTGTCATTTTCGCTATCTGAGGGGCAGCTTGAGCAATCAACTTCTTGACACTATCATCCCCATTAGCAGAGAAATTAAAGTTCTGGTGTACGACAACACTATCCCCACCTAAAGATTGACCCTTAGTGTGATCCACCACGGTCTCTCTAGGGTGAAGCATAGCCATAAAGCCACCCTTACCATCTAAGCCACCTGACCTTGGGGCATTACCTGTGTAACCACCACCATCAGCACTAGGAACTCCGAAGTAGCCTCCTATAGCACCCTCAATCATACCTGTAATCTTTTTAACGACAAAGATACGATATAGTTCTTTGATAACCTCAGAAGCCATAGATTTGAAAGCATCACCGACAGTGGCAGTACCATCCACTATAGACATAAAGAAGTCTTCAAAGTGAGAGGATATTTGGTCTACTAAAGCGTCCTGCTGGTCGACTTGAGCTTGCAACTCATTAGTGGTTTTCTTGATAGCAGCTAACTTCTCTGCCTCAGCTTTAATTTGCTCTTCACTAAGTTTCCCAGAAGCAGTCTTATTCTTCTCTGTCAAGTCAAAAAGTATTTCTTGATAGTAAGCTTGCTCTTTGCTTATACCCACAAGACGCTGCTCTAGGTTTGCCTCTTCTGTCAGATTCCTAATAATAGAGGACATTGACTCACTTTTACTCTTACGTGAGTCTTTATAAATGGATTCGCCAGTGCTACCAAATGTAGGGTCTTTATCAGAAACCGTACCGCGACCACCATACTTCTTAAGGGACTTGGCTGCCGCAGAACCCTCCATTAACCCATACGTAATACCAAAAGCTTCTTCGGAAAGCTTGGCGAGTCTTAGCTGCTCTCTTTGTTCTTCTGTGATGTCTTTTAAAGCGTCCTTCTGGTCAAGTAAGAAGAATAGTTGGCTTCTTAAGGCATTTGCTTGAGTATCATTTAATTTATTTTGTTCTATAAATAACTCTAGCTTATTAATTTCCAACCTTTCTTGTATGTAAGACTGGTCAGTGTAATTTTCCCTTAGGGCAACCTCATACTCTAAAAGAGCAATCTGCTCATCCATAGATGCCCTCCGTTTCTTAAAGAGTTTGTCTGCCTCAGAGAGTTCCTCTGTTATTCCCCCGTTTAAATCTTTTTGGGACTCTACTCTACCCT